CCATCCACACTTACAACGAAGTCCTGTGAACGCGCCGCTGCATTGTTTGCAGTTGTGAAGGATAGGTTCTTTAGGCTCAGTCTTGGTTTGCTTACGCTCTTGGTAGTTCCTCTCACCAGAGTGCAGCTCTGAAGGCACAAAAGACTCAGGATAAGCGCCGAAGTGAGCCAGATTGCCTGCGTGGTCAAGTACCACAGCTCGCTCCTTATCAGGATGAATGCGCCATATGCGGCCTATGCGTTGAATCCATGTAGTCAAGCTGCGAGTCCTGAATGTGTCTATAAGGATTTCCACGCCAGAATCGTCCCAGCCTGTATTTAGGATGCGGCTGTTGATCATCACCTTGTACACGCCATCCTCAAAGTCTTGATACTTCAGCTCTCTAGTAGCTTGATCGTCATAGCCGTCAATGTGTACAGCTATCTCTTGGCCTAGCGTCTGATTGAATCGCTCTACGAGGCTCTTGCTGTAGGCTATAGATGGCGCAAAGCATACGGCTCGCTTAGTCAGGCCATTAGAGTGCTTGACGTAGTTATCCACAATATCACCAGCCAGCGTGTCATCTTCCTGCATACGCTTTCCCAAGTCTTCAGCATCGTAGTCATGATCGCCTGTGTGTGACTTCTTCAGCTTCAGGTCAGAGACATCAACTGTCCTGCCATGATAGTAGTCAGTCGGACAAAGCCAGCCAGCGTCTATTAAATCCTGCGGAGTGGTAGTAACAATGAGATCCTGCCATAAGCCTTCAGAGGCCATAGAACGGCTATAAGGCGTGGCGGTAAGTCCGATGAAGGTCAGGTTGTTAAAACGCCTCATTTGGTCTAGCAAGCCTTTATACATATTGTGCGCCTCATCTATGATTGCTATGTCATAGGTAAAGTGGTTGCGCCTGACGGCTGTAGCTGTGCTGACTATCTGAATGTTTTCATTTGGATCGTACTTAGGACTGTCGCCTTGAAGCACTGAGTAGCTTGCGCCAAGGCTCTTGAAGGTCTGCTCTGTTTGGCTTAACAATTTCAATCTATCGCAAAAAAACGCCACTCTGACTTTTGGGTTCTTTTTTACGGCCTTCATAGCTATATAACAGGCGATAATCGTCTTGCCCATGCTACAAGGCGCACTGAGGATGACTCGCTTGTTGCCAGCTCTGAGACTGTCACGCAGCGCGTCAATGGCTACTATCTGGTGAGGTCTAAGGCTGATCATGCGGCTCAAGCTCCTTGCAGACATCATCATAGATGCCTTTGTAGTCAGGATGACCGTAGCGACTAGAGCCGTCAGTCATTTGGTAAGTGCGCCAGAGCGCAACGTCAGAGCAGTAGCGAAACTCAGCAGCCTTGGCCTCCTCAAAGTCTGAGCCTCCAGCCATAAGAAATCCTACGATAACAAGCAGTCCAGCAGCCATGCCAGTTAGATTCCGCATCGTGCGTCCTCCTGTGCTGCGAGAGCGTACATCTGAGCGCGATACTGAGGATAGGTTACTTCCCAGACCTGTTCCTTGAGACGATCCCAATCACGGCTAAACATACGTCCTAACTTCTGGTCAGCGACTTCATGACCGTATGCCTCAACGAACTCAGGATAGTTCGCAACCATGCTGCCCATGACCAATGCGTCTAGCAGCTCGTTTGTTTGATCTAAATTAAATTCCATCATGTTACTTCTCCAACTGGTAATGTTTGCGAACGGCTGTTCTTAGGTAAGCTGCGGCAGTGTCCATCAAGGTTTTCTGCAAGACTTTCTGCGCCTTGCCTACTTCTTCGAGGTTGCCATAGGCAAGAGAGACAATCATGCGCGCAGCGTCAGAGCCGTCCATGAACGTAAACAGAGCAGCGTCAAGGTTATCAGCCGCATCACAGGCTAGGAAAAGATGATCAAGGATGTCATCTCGGTCAGATTCAGGCAAAGAGTCCATATCGTAGTAAGGATCTAGGCCAAGCTCTTCTACTTTAGAAACGATCTGGTTATAGCTAAAAGACATAATTTTTCTCCGTCAGGACAAATTAGTGGTTTTTTTTGGTCAATCTGTCCGTAAACCATCTACGGACAAATTCACAAGTTTTTTCGGCTGATTTGTCCTTGACTAAAGGAACATCAACCACTCATCAGGATGCTCGCTAAGATTCATGCCAGCCTTGATAAGCTCCATGCGGTCAGCAGGCTCTATAGGCTTGCGTGTGCAGATCGCTGGGTCAGCTTGGAACATACCGCAGCCGTTGATCTTGAAAAGCGCAGCAGACTGCTGGTAGCTGCCTTCTGGCGCATCGTAAGCCTCTGGCTCGTGGAATACGTCTTGGTCGTAAGGTTCGCCGCAATGTGGACAATAGACATCAAACATAATTTATCTCCGTCAAGAGTGCCTCCGAAGAGGCGCTTGGTTTTAGGCTGCTTTTGCTTTTTTACGCTCAAGCTCTTGTGCTACAGCGATAATCACCGCTAGTGGAGTCAGCTTGCCGTACAGGTAGTAATAGCATCGTACAAACTCAGTTCCAACATGATTAATTACCATGTGAGGATTAACATAAACATCGAGACCGCCAAACAGTTCAGCAACTTTGATGCCTTCAGCAAACTGCTGCTTACGCTTTTTAAGCAAGTCGCTCATAAAAGACTTAACCTCAGCGTCTTTTACTTCTACCTCGGACAGCTCCTTAGATTCTTTAATGATTGGCGTATCTTTAACAAGTCCACGCAACTCTACGAGCGAAGCCACCGTAGAAGCGTTGTCACCGTAGAACTCTGAGTGCTTATCTAAGCGAACATTGTGAAGCTCATAAGGAGTATCGAATCCACTGCGAACCTTTGAGTAAGCTCTGTTAAGAGCCTCAAATGCTTCTTTCTGACGAGCTTTGCAGTTAAAACCTGCTTCTACTAAACGGTTAGCCATTTCCACATAAAACTCTACAGTTCGGCCTGCGTGTCCAGTGGCCTTGTTCATCTCTAAAACTATGTTTCCCATCATGTTTCTCCTTAAGACGAGCAGCGTTGTGCGACTCCATGTAAAGCATTTTACAGTAATCACACTTACCGTCAACTAATTTCACACTTATTTGGAGAAAAAAGTCATTTAGATGGTTTGGGACACCTTAGTATCCTACAGGAGCATGATCCACAGGTTTCTATTGCCAGAACGCTTCATCATTCCATGATTGCTGCGTCAAGCCACCATCGTGTCCGCTAAACTGGTTTGTCGCCATCACTCTGCTGCTCAGGCGCGATCCCATCAATCTCGGAAACCTTGTGCTATCTGGGCGTTTCAGGCTGCCCATAGGCCATATCGCTGAGTTACGGTCAGGATTTATCACACCGGATTGCCAGTGTACTCCAATTTGTTAGTGAGATACAATACCCATATGTGCAGGCAGTATGTAGTGACTGATATTTGGGTCTACTCAATATGCTCCCAAATTTGTAAAATACCACTACATCTTGTCCTCCGTCAGCAAGCCGTTTCTCCTTCGGACTGCCTGCACACCTACTTTGTTGACACCTGTAAATAACCTCTGTACACTTCTAGTCTCATTCATTCTTGACGGAATCTTAAAATGGACAAGCAACAATTCTGGACGGCTTTTTTTGCCGCACAATCAAACTTCACCTCTCCTAAGAAATCAGGCATCAACGGCTTTGCTAATGGTCACAAGTACCACAAGCTAGAAGACCTATTGCCTGCTGTACACAGCGTCTTATCTGAGCAGGACATATTCTTTCACTTTGAAGACATTAACTCTGATGAGACCGCTGGAACTCGAATATGGATGCACCATATGCCTAGCGGCCAGCAGTTCACTCAGGACTGCGTGGTAGATAAGAAAGCGCGTGACGCTCAATCCTGTGGCGGCTGCTACACCTACGCAAAGCGCTATCTTCTCGCGAGCCTTTTTCTAATTTCAGATCCGAAATTGGATGATGATGCTGACCGCGCCACTCACGGTGACCGCAAGCAAAAGCCTAAGATCGCTTCTGATTCTCGCATAGCAAAGATTAAGAAAGACCTTGCAGAGATTAAAATCAGTGAAGAACGAGCCTTAAAACTTGTCGGAGCTGAGACTTGGATACTGAGTCTTGATCAGGCTGATCAGCTTGAAATGGCTATCATCAACAAGAAGGCTCAATGAACAAGACCGAAACTACCTGCGATGTCTGCGCGAAGTCTAAGCCGCGCAGCAATCGCTGGTGCAAAGAGTGTATAGCTTTGCATTGTTTGGCTAATTCTTTATGGAGAGTACGTTATGACCAGAGTGATTTATTGCGATCAAGGAAGTCCAGAATGGCATCAAGCGCGGTGCGGTATTATCAGCAGCTCAAATATGAAATCTTTGTTTACGAGTCGAGGCGAAAAGACAGCATCGGGCGTGAGAGAGACCTACCTGAATCAAGTGATAGCTGAGCGCCTCATGCAAAAGCCTATGGATACGTTCCAAAGCTACGATATGGAGCGTGGTACTTTGCTTGAGGCTCAGGCCAGAGCTAACTTTGAGATGTACTTGGACGTTACCGTTCAAGAAGTTGGTTTCCATATGCACGATGATTATGACATCGGATGCTCTCCAGACGGATTATTTACTCTTGATGGGAAAATAGAGACCGGAGTTGAAATCAAATGCCCAAAGGCAAACACTCACGTTAGGTATATGCGCTCGAAAAAGCTGCCTACTGAGTACATCCAACAAGTGCAATCCACCATGTATATCATGGGTTTTGACGTTTATTACTTCATGTCTTACCACCCAGACCTGAAGCCAATAATTATTGAAGTAAAACGCGATAATGAACTGATAGATAAAGCTGCCGAAATACTAATAGCAGCAGCCAACATTGTTAAAACTGAAACGGAGAAGTTAAATGAGCAACGCATTCACCACACTAACTAGTGTAAATAAGTCTAGCTATGATGACGGATACTACGGTCAGATTGACCCAGCCGTCCTACGAGAGCTTGTAACAGCTCTGGATAACGGTCAGGTATCTTTAAACAAAGGCGGCAAGATAGCCTTGAAAGGTTGGAAGAACACTCCTGAAGGCGGCGGTGAGCCGTACATCTCAATGAAGTGGTCTAAGCCTATGGACAGCGCTCCAGCAGCTCCAGCAGCTCCAGCCAGCTTTGAGGACATACCATTCTAATGAAGGTAATCAACCTAAAAGAAGAAGGTATCAAGAGAGTAGCATCGCGCAGCAAGTATGTTGTGCGATGGCTTGATATGGACGAAACCGAAGCTCTGTCATTTGATGACTATGATGACATGAGGACTGCTTATCATTCCATTAACAGCTTCTTGCGTAAGAATGAGGATATGTACAAGGTAAAACAGTTCTCAGATCAAGGAGCAAGACGCTACTTAGT